ATTACCTCTTGTGTTTTAGGCAAGAAAAGAATAACTCCAATTGTAGTCAAATTACTACTCGATATTGAGATCAATGTGTTTCCTAGAGATCGAATCCGCGAAGATTCGAGCTCTTGAAAACTCATTGAAATTTCACTGCGACAAGGGCGGAGAGGTTTCTCCGCAATCTCACAGTAAGTGCACTGATGAGGTTTCTATACCCCAACGCACTGTTGCTTTATGTCGTGGTCTCTACCTTGTGCTCTATCATCATAGATGCCCGGTGGAGATTAGAGATGAAATGTTAGATCAAGTTTCATCCTACCTAGATGACTGTTTAAATGAAAAGATGTGGCTAAAGAGATGTAAATATCTCCTGACCTATCCTCTCGCACAGTATCTTCGGAACGACCTTCCTCCTCCCCCAGACAGGTCCTTTAAACCTGTCGGGCGACTGCGAAAATGGATGCAGTCAAGGCGATTCTTCAATCGTAAGAATTCTCACCTTTGGTACTCCTGGTTCCAGGCTAAACGCTCTACTCTCTCTCTTTCTGAGTCTGTTGTAGCTGACGCCTATGCCGACCATCTTAAAATCCTTACATCCCCCGATCCTGGAGTTGATGAAGTTATCGATTCAATTTTCTCGAATACGACCTTCAATAATGTCCTCCATCATCTTCGAAAGAAGGTTAACAAGTCCTTCTCTGAGTCTCCATCGTTTCATAAGTTCTATCCCTCCGCTTCTGCGTGTTTTGAGGCTACCCGTAAACAGGGCGGCCAGCACGGTTTCCTGTCGTGCCAAGTTGATCTTTCAACTCCTGCAGCTCATATTGATAACAGTGAACTTTCATCAATGTGTTATATCCATAAGAACTATGTTACTGGTCAGGGCTCTGTAATTGAGAAAAGGGTTAAATATGGTCGAGATTCCTGGGATCTCCTTCCTAATCTTATCCAGAAACTTGATACCTCTCGTACTTTGAACTGTACGATTCAGGCCGTGCTCGAACCTAATAAAGTTCGTATTATCTCCAAAGGAGAGGCTGAGTATTATTATTCTCAGCGGCCCCTTCAAAGGGCGATGCACGATGCCATGAGAGATATGCCTCCGTTTCGCCTAATCGGGAGACCATTCTCCCCCGTGGATATTCTCGATATATCAAAGAATCGAGGTCCTCGGGACGAGTGGTTTTCCATCGATTACTCGGCGGCGACGGATGGCCTGTCGTTCAAGTATAGTGGTCGTATTTTCGAAATGATTATACGTGATCTCCCTGAAAATTCCAAGCTTCTTGCTCGTCAGGTATTAGGTTTTCATAACCTATATTACCCTAATTTGGACGAGAACAAGGCTGAATTGGTGAACGGCATTCTTCAACCTGTTCCTATTGGTGCTCCTGTTTTTAAAGGAGTCCAGAAGAATGGCCAGTTAATGGG